CAACGATGGCGATGCAGGAAGCCGTTTACGTCTGCGCTGGACCATTCGTGCCAGAGTTTCGACGCCATATCGTAAACCCACGTCGCATCGCCAGACGGGAATGACAGAACGTAAAACACATGCCCTTGGTTCTGATAGACGTAACCCACCGCATCGGAAATCGAGGCATATTGCTGAATCTGGTATTCAATCGCGTGGGTGCTGATCCGCTGCGCTTGGTAGTTCCCCTGCCCCATCACAACGATGGCTTGCCCTGCGTTGTCGCGTGACAGCCAGAACACGTTGCTATCGTAAACGGCGACGGAATAGGGCGCGACACATCCGTGGTTGATAAACGCACCTTCCACTTGGCTGAACGGAAACTGCGCGCCGCTCACGCTCAGACTGCCCCCGGTATCATACCAGACTTCCGAGGTCTGGGTTCCAATCAGCCAAATCTGCTGCTGCGCCACAGCAATCGCCGCAAGCGGGTCCGCATAACCGCTCTTGTTGGCAAAATAGAGCGCGTTGAACGTCAGGGAGCCGCTTTCCGTCGAATAGAACTGCGGCGTTCCGGGCTTGTTGAATATAAAATACGTGTTCAGGTAGCGGACGAAATCAGCACCTACAAAAGTGCCGGTTGGATCGCTGATCGTTGAAAACGCCAAGGTTGCAAGGTCGATTGTATATCCGGCGCTTGTCCCATCAACCAATACGAGTGTTGAGCCATCGTCCGCCATGCTACAAATCGACGTGCCCTTCGCGATGCTTCCAAGCGATTGCGCGCCGAACGTCGAAGAAAGATATACAACTTCCGTTCCCACCACCGCGAAAAGCTGATCCGTGCTCGCGAAATACAGCCCGCGTAACGCGCCGCTTGTTGGCGTGGCCAGCGACGTAAGCCCCGGCGTGGGGTAGTGCGTCGTTACCGACGGGCCGGTAGGCTGCGGGAAATAGGCGAACGTCTCGAAGTGCTCCACCTCTCCGAACAAGTTCACGCAACGCTGCGCGCCCGCAATGATCGATCGCGTCTGATACGCGCCGGAAAGGAGGGGAATCTGGACCATTAGAACGTGCGGTCACTGAATGGGTTATACCAGCCGGCGGCGCCGTCGCTGCTGTTGTTGTGCAGCCTTGGCACCTGCGCGTTGCTGTTTGCGAGCGTCGAAAGCGCGGCCTGCGCGATGGCACTAATCGTCGGATCGGGCTTCATGCCATAGAGCGGGACCAGCCGGGCAGCGAGATTGTAGAGGATCGCCTCTTGGTAATCAGGCGGTATCTGCACGATCTGCGTCAGGCCCGTGAACTGCGGGAGTGCCTGTTTTGTCAGGATGTGCAGATTGAACAGGCCAGCCTCGGGGATTGGCCAGAAATAAACGTTCCCGACAGGATAAGCCGCATCATAGAACACGTATTGCGCCCATGAATTGAGGTCTTTCACCGCAATTCGGGCGTAATCCTCATACGCTGTGATCAGCGTCAGGGGATAGGATACAGGGTAAGAGGTTGAGACATTCGTCTGCACGAAATAGGCGGATTCCAGCCGATCGGGGCGCGGAATATCGAAATCCCCATTTGTGCCGACTGTGTAGGATTTGGCACCCGTGCAAGCGATGCCAGTATCAAGCAGCCCGTAAACATCCCACCGCTTTGCGTTCCAGGACGCAAGCATCTGGTTACAGAGCGAGAGCGCATCCGTCACATCCTGACCGGACGGCGTTTCGCCCTGTGCCACTGCGCCCGATAATTTGAGCGCGAGCGTGACCAGGTCGCCAATCGTTTGAGTGGTTGTGCCGCTCATTCGTCGTCTACCGATTCTTCAACGACGTTTTCTTGAACCATCTGGACTGTCACGTGTCGTTGCAACGCATCATGAACATACGCAGGCACTAACCCGCGCCCGATGCAGCCACCTTGCCAAAACGAGGAATACGGTTCCCCCCTCTGGTTCCAAACAACCAGCGCATAGCCGCCCACATCGTCCTCAAAGCATTTGAGGGCGCCATGCACAGACTTGCCAAGCGCACGCCTGATGCGACGGGTTCGGTCCTGCTTTGGGTTGACTTGAATAACGCTCATTCAGATTTGTCTTTGGGAGGGCGGCCACGCCGCACGGTGACAACCTCGGGAGCCGGTCGAGGCGCGACAATGCGCGCCTCTTCCTCGGCGTCCTGCACCACCACTGGGCCAAGCGGGCCAGTGACCCACTTGGGATAGTCCCGATGCTGGTATTCCCGCTCATCAACCATGAGGCGCGGCAGAAGATGCCGAATATCGTCCATCGTTAGACGATATCCGGCACCACACACGCCCATTCAGGGCGGAGGGCGGCGTAGCCATAGAGCACGTCGAGACGGAGGATGAGCTGGTCCGTCTGCGGGTAATAGGTCCGCAAGCAGCGCATCGAAATCCCGTCGTAGTTTTCGCGCGCGGCGTCCACGACGCCCTTGTCATACATGGGTAGATCGACCGTCGCGAGCGTGAAGGCGTTGCGCTTCATCACGAAGTTCTTGGTGATGGTCTGACCACCAGCGAGAACAACGGAAATCGCCGCGCCGCTGGCGGGAGAAGTATCGACGGTCGCAAACGGAGCGTCCGCACCACCGGAGCCGAGCGGAGTAAGCGCCGGGTAGATGGACAGAGTGGTCCCGGTGCCGCCCGCGTAAGCCGCCGTTACAACGAACGTGCGAAGCTGCCCGGTCGAGGTGTGAGTCACGCGGTTGACGGCGTTGACGCCTGCAATCGTGATGATGTCACCCACGTTGAGCGAAGCGCCGCTCGTAGCCGCCGTGACAGTCAGGGTTGTCCCGGTCTGGCCCGCGCCGTTGATCGTCGGGAGCGTGCCATTGCCGCCCGTCGTCACGACCGGCACAAGCTGGTCATTCATGAACTTTTGAATGCCGAACGCCGGTCCGACAACCTCGCCGGAATCGAACATCTCGCTGATCCGGCCAGTCGGGTTGAAGAGGCCCGAAAACTGGGACGAGATATTCGCCATCGAGGTAGGAGACATGACGGCCATCATGTCGCCATCCGTGGCGCTGTTGGTCAGAAGCTGCGCCTTGGCGCCGGCCAGCGCGCGCTGGTTCGGCGTGCCAACCGTAGTGCCGCTGGAAAAGTAAGCGGACACATTCGGGATCGTGTTGACGAGGCTCATCACGTCCGACGCGACCTGACCGGCGAGGCGGTTCATCGCCGGCTTCAGGATCAGGTCATCGAACTCTTCCACCTTCAGGGCCAAGTCGGCGCTGGTGATGACGATATCGACGTGTTCCTGATTGCTTACAGTCAGGTTGGTGTTGATCTGCGTGATGGACTGCGGCGAAAGCGACGGGCCGCTGGAAACCGTAAAGTCGGACGGCAGCCTGATACGCAGATTGTCACCGATCTTCGCGCCAGTGCGGGCGAATTGGTCCGAATACTGGCGGTCGATGTTTTTGAGGAAGGCGTTGGTGTTGACGAAAAGGGGAAGCGCCCTTTTCGTGATCATATCTGGGTTAAGGAAGGTATTCGTGATCGAACCGGACATGGTTCTTGGCTCCATCTAAGGGATGCGCCGTCATCGCGACGGTGCGAGAGCGGTTGCCTAAGCCGCTCGTTTCAGGGGTAAATCGCGGGCGCGATTACCGATTCTGGCGCCGCTCCTGATAGTATTTGTCCCATTCAGCCGGCCCCCATTTGGATTGATCCTTGGAGCCGGAAGTGGACGCGCCGACCGGGCGGATAGGTTCCGGCGCAGCGTTGACAGGACGCGGGACAGTTTTCTTGGCTTCGAGAGCATCGGCCAGCTTCTCAAGCCGTCGAGCCATTTTGAGGGGCGGTAGAGACAGAATCTCGTTTGCCGCTTCCAAGTCGGTGCCGAGATGATGGATAACCGCGTGCCCGTTCGGCAGATCAAAAACGGTATCAAGAAACTCGGGACGCTGCACCGCTTCGCCCATCGCGCTCGAAAGCGTCTGAACGGCAGTGTCATAGTCACCGAATGCTTGCTTGCCGGCCTGGTAGACTTGCGCGGCCTTCTGCTGAAGCACCTGCTGTTCGGCAATCTGCCGGGCTTTGGCTTCAACGAGACGGTCGATATCCTGCGCGGGCGGCTGGCCTTCCGGCTGCTGCTCCATACGCGCTCGTAGTTCTGCAAGTTCCTGTTCGGCGCGGCGGCGACGTTCTGCCTCTTCGGCAATGCGTCGATTATACCACGGGGCTTTTTGCGGTTGCGGCTGTTCAGCCGGGTTGGGTTCGGCACCCTGCGCTGATGCGTCAGCGGGCGGCGCATCGGCTGTCTGCGCGGCGGGAGTCTCAGCCGTAGCGGCGTCCGTAACCTCGGGGGTTACTACGTCGGGATTTTCTTCCATTGTCTATCCATGAGAACGGGCGTCATCACGACGCTCGAAGCGCCTCAACCGGAGGCGAGCGGTTCCATGCCCAACTGCTGGGCGGAAGGTTCAGGCGGCGGCGGTTGGCGTAATGCCTCCGCGACCACCTGCTGCACCAGCGGCAACAGAATTGCCGGCGCAATCTCTTTCAAAGTTTCGATGCGATCGGTTTCGGCCTTATACGCATCAATGCCCTTTTGCTGCTCCGTCGAGGTGCGGCGCAGTTTTTCTTCTGCCGCGCGCTGCACCATTTCCGTCATGGCTTGGTGCATCGCCTGCATTTCCTGCTGCATCTGAAGCAACTCAGGCGACGGCCCACCCAACGCCTGCGGCGGCACCATGCGGCGCAACCGTTCGGCCATTTCGTCGGCGCCTGGGAACGGCGCCTCTTTTAACAGCAGATCGCCAATCACGGGAGCCCATTCCGGCGCTTTGGTCAGGATCGACTCAGCGAAGGCAAAAGCCTGTTGCCGTCGCGTCAGGAAGCCCGGCCCGATATCAGCCTCGACCTCATAGCGTCCGACATTCGGGTTGAGGATGGATTGCGCCTCGTTTTCCGCGACGTTTTCGGCCTCTTGGAAAGCCGCCTGCGCCTGCGGATCGACCACAAGCCGCGACTGCTTGCCATCCACTGCGAGAATCCGCAGCACGCGCTTGGCCGTGTAGATGCGCGGGATCAGGTTCAACAGGATTTTGCCGGTCAGGCGGAGCGCCATCTCGAACGCTTGCTTGAAATGGTCCGCGCCCTGTTCGCCTGCCATCTGCCGCTGCTGGATCGCCACGCCGGATCGCTCGTTCGACGGCTCGCCCATCGCGGCCTCAAACTGGCCGCTCACCATCTGCATATCCATCGCGGCGGCTTCAGTGCCGGCGATGTAGGCTTGTGGCATCATAGGCGCGGGAGCGCGTGCAGGCGGCGCAATCGGACGCCCTTGGCTGTCATAGCCGTTGTAAGGCAGGATCGCGTAGTTCGCTCGGTTTGCGCTTTCCCAGTAGGTTTCAAGGCCCGAAATGGCTTCGACCGGACCAATAAACGGCGTCTTGCTTTGCAGGCCGATCGCTTGCGTGGCAGCGCTCCGCATGTAGTTGTATTGCCGTTGCGCGTCGATCATCGCCCGGACATGGCCGGCGCTGTCGAAAATGTCGTCGATCTTGGTGACTTCGCCAAAGACCGGGACAATCGGTATGTAGTCACCCGGCCAGATCGTTTTTTCCAGCACCTCGCGACCGACGCACTTGAACCACTGGATTTCGTGCGTCTCTACCATGCGGGATGGCGTGTCGTTGTCCCGCAGCATTTGCCGCATTTCCGCCGGCAAATCGGAGGAATAAGCCGCCTTTCCTGTGTCGAGAAAGAACACGCGCTCGCGCCGTGTGACTTTGCGGAAATACTCCACAATCGTCACTACGCGCTCGTTCTGCGCGCCCGACCACATCACGCCGAAAGTGTCTTTATCCGTAGTCGCGTCGGGATAAAGCCGCTCAAATTCCGCGACCGGGATTTGATCGAAAATGAACGCGAAACGCGCATCCGACCCGTCCGGCTCGGTTGTGTCCGGGTCGAGATAAACGCGAGTGGGGTCAGGCACCGAACGCAGAAAAATATCTTGGTCCTGCGTTTCGCCGTCGGCGTAATCCGTAATGACGCGCCAATAGCCGAGGCCACCATACACCTGCTGTTCAATCGCGCGGCGGTAGATCGAGCGCGCGTTGCTCACATACTCGATATGGCGAACGATGCCTTCCATCGCCTCGGCGGCTTTTTCGGTGGCCTCGTTGGAAACCGCCGTGAACTTGATCGACGTGTCAGCCTGCGTCAGCGCGTTGATGACCTGAAGGCAGTGCTGCCGCGTTTTGTTGATCGTGAGCGACACAACCCCGTCAATGGCGCGGGATTTCGCCATGTCGGCGTCCCACTGGTAGCCATTGCGCGCGTCCGCGTGACCAAATTTCCAGTCCTCGTGCCAGTGATCATAAGCGCGCCCGTAGTAATCCACGCACTGCCGGAAGCGATTTTCAGCCTCCTCGAACAGTTCGGATTCATCTACTCTCAAGCGCATTTACGATGCCATCCAGCTTGTCGCGCGCGGCGACGTAAAGACAGGGTTCAGGTTCAGCTTCAGCGCGGGGGCGCTCTTTTCCGTCAGGCCGATCGCCATGTATCGCAGCGCATCCGCCGCGTGGCTGGCGTCGTCATGCAGCGGTTGCCGCGCGAATGAGCCGGAGTGCGGATCGACCTCATACCGATACCGCCGCAGCCGTTGCAGCCCATCGGCGCATGTGGCTTGATCGAACCAGTAATTCGGGAACGCCGTGCGAACTGCGTTAATACCGTCGTTCACGCTCAGTTGCGGCACGATCCGCACGTTGCGGCCCATGGAGCGGAGGATTTCCTCGATACTCTTGCCGGTGCCGAGTTGCTTGGCGCGCGCGTCGTGCGGCAACCAGTCGGTGCCCCAGACATACGGCAGTTTCTGCAACTGCTGGACGTAGTATTCGATCGGCTGTTGGCTCCCCTCGATATAGCCAATGATGCGCGTCTGCATCCCAACCGTCTGCGCCAGCCAAATCGCGGTGCTGTCGTGCCAACCCAAATCCCAGAACGTGTGCACGGCTGCGCTGTGATCGCGCGGGACGGTCGTGATCCGCCCCTCCCCCTCGGCTTCGCGTAGCTCCTTGGCGTAAACCGCGCCGTCCAGCGTTTTGCGGCAGTTGCCTTCCCAGATGCAGAGCCACGCATCGGGATCACGCTCGCGTAGCTGGTCCTTCTCCGTCCGCAGCACCTCGGGAAACCACGGGTTATCGGACCAGTTGATTTTCTGCACCCACGCATCGCCAGGCGGGTGCACCACGAAACGCTGATACGTCTCGTCGCTCTCAAACTCGGGGTTAAACGTGATCCAGATTTCCGAACCCGGCTTGCGTATCGTCGGGATCAGCACTTCCCACGAGTGTTTTGAGACCGTCTGCGCCTCTTCCACCCACACGATATCAACACCTTCGTATGACTTGATACGTGAGACGTTGTTGCGGATGCCGGCGAAAACGAACTCAGTTCCGAGATCGTTGAAAATGCTCGCCTTTTCAATCGTGTAGAGGCTGGATAGCCCCAACTCATCGACTTGATCGGACAGAACGCGGTGAACCGAATCCGCGATGCTGTTCTGGAATTCACGGGCACACAGCACGCGCAACGGTCGTTCGGCCCCCTTAATCAGGAGCGCGCGGGCCACGCTCCACGACTTTGCGCCCCCTCGCCCGCCATACAGCACCTTGTAGCGCGCCGGATCGAACAGCGGCGCAAGCTTAGCTGGGAACTGGACGCTCATTTGGGTTTGACGAAAGTCACCTGGAGAGCCAGCGGCTTACCGTCGCCGTCGGTGTGTTCCAGCGGCTGCGTGGGCTTGCCGATCCCCTGTTCAAGCATGGTCTTGAGCGCGTCCATTTGGCGCGGGTGTTTCGGGTCAAGCGCAATGTCGATAGTCTCATCAATCAGGTCCGGCACGCGCGAACGGATGTAATCCTTCAGCACTTTGGGACTTACGGGCGAGCCTTTCTCTGCCCATTCCGGGTGAATTTCGCGCCAAGCCCGACGCTTGGCCTTTTGAAACCCAACGCCGTCACGTTCCATGATTTCACGCGCTCGCGTGGTGATCTTTTGGTGCTCCGGCTTTTTCGGCCTTCCACCCCGCGCCCGCTGTTTCTCGGGCGACGTGTCGAGAGGCGGCGCGCGCCTGCTGTCGCTCACTTTTTCCGCTTGTCAGTCCGCTTCAGTTCAGCCTCGGCCTTGCGGACAATCTGTTTGCGATCCGACTTGCCCTTACTGTCCATGATCGCAGCCTTGGCGTGCGCGCGGTTTTCGACGGGAAACGTGCGACCAGGGCCGGCGAAATCCTTTGCAGGAAGCGCCTTGCGCTCGCCCTTGGTAAGCTTTGCCATGTGATTGATTCCAAAACAAAAAGCGCCTTCAGGTTTCCCCGAGGCGCAATGATACGCATGTTGTCTGGCATAGCAAAGGGCGGTCTGTCAAGGGATTTCGCACTTAGCGCCGGCTGAACTCTTTGTCGATCTTGAGATTGTCGGCAATGGCGTTGCACGCGGACTGCACGAGGCGCAGTTTGCCGGCGCATGATTCATCCTCGCCCGCCACGGCGGCCATTGCTGCCCATTCTGGCGGCGTGAGAAGCTGCGCCCATTCATCGAGCCGGGTCACATGCACGCTACGATCGAGCGGCGGCGGTTCAGTGCTTCGGCTTTGCGTGTGCGCCTGCTCGCCGTAGTTCGCGGTCACGCGTGGGTGCCAGGTCGAGTGCCGCCAGTGGAAGCGAAAGCGCACGCCGGCTGCCCATTGGCGGTCTGATAATTGACCCCAAGCGTTGAGCGCGTCCACCCGGCACTCCACGTCATAGCGCCGCGCCTCGACCTTGGCGGCTTTGATCGCGCTCTTGCGCTCGCCGCCGATGGTGACGATGCGTGACGCGCGGGCTTGGGCTGCTGGGCCGAGGTCGTCGGCAAAATCAGGATTGCTCACAGCCCCATCTCCTTCGCGCGCCTCAAGACGTGCAGGACGATCATCTCCACCCTTGCCGCATACGGGCCTTGATGAGAGACGCTGTCTCGTTCCCAGATATCCATTACCTCCCGCATTAATTTCTGGAACGGATCAGCCGGGGGCTTTGCGCCGAGGGCGATGGCGCGATCGGCAATGGCAAGCATATACGAGCAGGGGGCTGTCTTCTCTTTGAGGCACTGGCAAGCGCCGCCCTCTTGTGCACACAAGTCCTGAGCCACGCGCTCGCGGTCGGTTGGTTCAGTCATCCTGCATTCCTTTCGTGCTGGGTGGTTGTGATGCTAGAATGCCGTTTCCCGCGCCGTAGAGGGGCCGCCAGCGGCCGTTCGGCGTTTTTGGCGTTTGGGATGCCACCGGACACCAAAACGGCCTGTAGCGGCTTCCTGTGCGGTTTCACGGCTGCGCCTGTTCTTTATCGGTTTTCGACGCGCGCGCGGCGGTTCGGATCGCGCCGCACGTGCATTCCCACGGGTATTGATCTGTCCACCAATCGCAGGTCGGCGCGTGGCGTTGTGGCGGCATTTCGCGCTTGCTCATCGTGTCGTGTCCTTCGCGTTCATCGCGCTGCACTCGCGCTGACTGCGGGTTCTGCGGCACGGGTGGCACCAGTCCGCGACCATTCGCAGGCCGCGTAATTCGGCTCGCTGCTCGGCGAGGAAAGCGTCGCGCTCCGCTGGGTCGTCAGGCAGCCGGTCGCCGTTGAGGTAGAGATCGCGGAGACTGAACCGGGGCACATCACGCCTCGCCTGCTGCGTCGAGCGCGGCGCGGAGGTCGGGGCGCGTGGCGAGGATGGCCGGCGTTGCAATGCGGGCCAGCGCGATGCGGTCGAGGTAGGCTGTTTTCGGCTTCGGTCGCTCGCCTGTCGTGGCGTCGGCGGCCATCTCGGCTTTGAGCGCGGCGACTTGCGCCTTGACGTGCTCGACCTCCTCCGGGCTGCGGCCGCATTGCTCGGGACCGGCGATGCGCTCGATGGCGTGGCCGATGCCTGTCTCGGCGCCCATGCGGACGGTTGCGGGTCGCTGCTCGCGGGTCCAGTCCGCCAGCACCTCGCGGATTTCAGCGGCGCTGGGCCAAAACTGGAACCGCTCCATCGCGGTGCGAAGGGTGCTGGGGTTCCAAGCCTCGGGGGGCAGGTCGCTGGTAGTGTGCGCGATGGCTGGCAGGCGCAGGCGCAGCAGGTCTGCTTCGGACTGAGGGTTGCGGACTGCTGCGTTCAGCGTGGTCAGCCATTGGCGCATGGGGGCGCGGTCGGCGTTGGTGGACTTGGCGATCTGGGTCATTGCAGGGTCATCCCGGTCTGGTCGATGGTCGGGCCGGCGCAATCCTCCGGCTCAGCGGTGTGCATCCAGGCGAGGTTCGATTGGCGCGGCGCTGGCGTTGGCTTCGGGCGGTTCCACTTCGAGAAATTCCGGCACCAGGTCTGCCAGGCGCGGGAAACGTCGCGGAACGGTGTGCCTCGGCTGCGGTGGTGATCGACGAACTGCGCGGCCTCGCGGTCGACGGCGGCCTCGGGCATGTGGCAAACCGCGAAGTTGCGATCCCGCTCGGATGGTCGCCAATCCGGCGGCACTTGCGCTCGGCGGGAAGGCTTCGATGGTCGCTCCGGTTCGGGCTCGGGCTGCGATGGGGGGATATCCGAACGAAGTGAGGATAGGGGTTCTTTCTTATCTTGTGATGGTGTCGGTTGCGTCCGCGCGCGTTGTCCATAGATTTGCGAGGCGTTTGCCATGGCATTTGCTATCGGTTTGCCATCGGGTTTGTTATCGCCTTGCGGGCCGTTATCGTCATCGGTGCCATTTGTTTCAGCGTCGGTTTGCCAGCGACTACCGGCGCCTTTGCGACCGCTTTTCGCCCGCTTTGCTGAAACCTCGTCCGCATGAGCCCGTTCAGCGGCAAGGCGTTTCTGCACAAAACCGCCCGGCGTTTCATCAAAGAATTTCAGAAGCTTAGGCCACACCCGGCGCCTGAATCCGCACAGGTCGATCCGGGCCATCATGGCCAATTCAGAAATATCAAGGGGGAGCGCGCCTAAGCGCCATTGCTGCATGAGGAGCAGAAGGTAGGCGCCATGCTGTTCCGCGCTGAGGTGCTGCGTGTCCGCCAGATAGTCCGCGATGTAGAGCGGCATCCATTGGTCGTTCTTTTTCATCTCTGCACCTTCCATTCCTGCTCAGCGCGCCTCGTGCAGTCGGGGCACGCGTCAATGTCGTGATCTGGGGTAAGGACGAAGCCGCGTCCGCTGCATCGCTCGCAGGCCGGTGCGCCAGTCGCGATGGGCGCGATCTCGGCTGCGGCGAACCGGCGCTGGGCTGGCGTGAGGGTCACGCGGAGGCGTCGAGCCATTCCACCACCTCAACCACCGTCCGCTGATCCGTGCGATGAGGCGCCTTGACCCATTTAGCCCGCAGATCGCAGAGCGACGGTCGGTCATCCGTGATGACGCCGAGGCCGTAGGTGCGCCGTTCGGTCGCGGGCTGGAGCGCGTCGAGAACGCCCTTGCACGAGCCGAAGAGGTTATCCGTGTCCGGCTCCTGCACGCTGTGCCGCCAGATCGTGACGCGGGCACGGGCGAGCGGCTGCGCGGGCTGTTGGGTGCCCAGCGCGGCCCATATCTCGGTCGCCAGGCGCTTGCGCTCCTTGCTCAGCACGGCCCAATGCGTGCCGCGCCGGCGGTTTGGGAGTGGCAGCAGGAGCGGAAGGGTAAAGGCGATGCGCTGGCCCATCACATCCCCATCGCCCGGCGGTAGGTATCAAGCAGAAGCTCCTGCTCCTCGACCTCGGCCGGCTCCTGCTTGCGGATGCGGATCAGCGCGCGGAGGGCTTTGATATCGAAGCCCGCGCTGGATGCCTCCTTGAAAACGTCGCGAATGTCATCGCTCAATGCCTTGCGCTCTTGATCGAGATTTTCCACCCGCTCCACGATGCTGCGCAGCCGATCCGCTGCCACGCCTCCGGTTTCGGTCTCGCCGCTGTTGTGTCCGATGTCGGTCACGACTCTCGTCCCTTCGGTGCGTCGTCTTTTTCGAGGGTGGTTTTGAAAAGCGTGCGGGTCGCAGTGTGAAATGTGACGACCCCTTCCGGGTTGTTAAAGCCGGGTGCAGCCGCCGACCCATGCACTCGCAAGGCGTCGAGCGCGGCGTCGACGGCATCAATAGAAAAGTCGCCTTCGAAAAGGACAGGAACCAGACGACAGCATTCTGGAAGCGCAGCAGGCTCGCGCCATCTTCCAACATTGAACAAGCTGAACACCCTTTCGCTCATTCCGTAGCCGCGCTGAATACCGGCGCCCCACCACTCGCCAAAATGAAGACCTTCACCCAGAGTGACGAGCAAGGGCGCGTTTTTCCAAACCCAAGCCGCGAACCCGAAATTGTCGTCGCCCGGCGAGATGAATCTCGACCTCGATTGTGCGAAAAGTGTATGGCCGTCCACCTCGACTCCGCGGACCCCTTCTCGAACACGCGAGCCGACGAGGACGCGAACTGCCGCGTTCGTGCCGTCAATTTTTTCTGTAATCACGCATCCGCGTTTCAGACGTCCGATCTTCGGGAACGGTGTAAATTCAATATCTACGAGGGGATTGGTCATTCCTGAAAACCTTTCCAAATTGCTTGTTCCAGCACGCCGCGCACCAAGCGCGGGGCTTCGGTTCATGGAATGGGGAAAACGCGACGGACACCGCGCCGCAGTCACAGACTGGCAGCCTGATCCGCGCCCGCGTGTCGTCGCATGGGTGTGGGATGGGGAGGGCCGCGCCAGCGTCCGCGACGTAGGGGGTCATACCCGCACCCTCGCCGTAGCCTTCACCACCCGCCGCAGGAGCGCATCCGACGTTGAGCCCCGCACGATGCCCAGACGGCAAAAGCCCAGACACAGCCAGTCGAGAATTTCGGCCTGCTCCTCATCTGGCAGCCAGCCGAAGCCGACATACGCCGTGATTTCGCAGGTTAATGAGCCATAGACCCGCGCGCGACGGGGGCGAAAAATTGGTGGGATTTTCAAGATGCGTTCTCCAAGAACGAAATCAGATGCGCCCGAAACTCGTCATCGTTCCGGGCGAGTGTGATCAAAGCGCCTGCGGACGGCTCGGCCTCGCCGCGCAGCCATTTCCCGCACTGTTTCGGGCTCATTCCTGAAAGCCGCGCCAGCAGCTTTGGCGAATTGCGGAGCGGCGCGTATCTCTCGCGGATGAATGCAGTGGCTGCGGATGCACTCATCCGACTTGCCCTTGCAGGGGAACTTTTGTCCCTATGAATACCGTCTCGCATGAGCCATCCTCCGCTTCAGCAACGAGACGGAGACGACCGATGAACGACGAAAATTCGGGGCCACGCGGCCCACCAACTGGAGCCGGGATGCGGCGCAGGCTGTCCACCGCTCCCGGCACCAGCACGACGGCACCGCGCCGCCGATAACGACCGGACGCGGCCAGCGCCGAAACCTTGACCGCGCCCGGCACCGCATCACCACGATGCGGATGGGCAATAAGAAATGCCCCGCCAGCCAAAGCCAGCGGGGCGAGTTGGCGCCCGAAAGCGCACAGGGAGGAGAAACGTCCATACGTGCCGGCGCAGTCTACTTCGAACCGCACGGCCGGCGACGGGCGGCGAAGAGATGTCATGCGAGCGCGCTCGCGTGGTCGTTGGCGTAGCCGGTGCAGCTGTGACACAGCCGCTTTACCTTCGGCGGATCGAGGTGCATGAACGGACGCCTGCACCGAATGCAGATACGCGAGGTCATGACCTGATTGGCAGGCCGCTGACTGCGGCGAATACCCAGCTTATCAATCCACTTTTTCACTGCATTCTCGGACTTGCCGAGCCGGTCCGCCATCTGCTGGAGCGTCAGGCCGCGGCGGGCGAAATCGGCAAGCATCGGCGCAATCGCCTCTCTACGTTCGGCTGCCTCTTTCATCGTGTATCGCGTCGGAAGACGAAGCCGCTTGCGCCACGTGG